GGTGGTGCTATCCGGTAGCTCGTTAGCTTTCGTCCGTTAATCAATAGCAGTTCGTATTACATGAACCGCCGAAACAGCAAGTTGTACAAGTCACATACTGACCGTTATAGGTATAGCTATGAGTTGTACAAGTAGCGTAGACCATAGGTGCGGTAATCGCTAACCAAAAAGCAAATAGGTATTTCATAGTTTCCTCCTAGAATGGGGTGTCAGATAGGTCATCGTCCTGAAAATCCTCTACAGGCTTCTGACGAGCCTTAGAAGGCTTAGAGTCCTTGGGTTTAACCGCTAGGCTAAAGAACTTAGTACCGTCCTTCTTAGACTCTTTAAGCCAGCCTGAGAGCCAGTAATCCACTCCATCAATGTTCAACTGACCAGAGTAGTCAGGATGACTATCAGACTTCTTATTAAGGTTCTTACCTAACGTACCGCGATTAGTATTGTCGTATTCCATGAATTATCCTTGAGCGAATTTTTTAATTGCTGATCGTTGCTTGCTATCTAACTGGCTCCAGAGGGCTGTTTTCCAGTCCGCATCTAGCTCCAGAGAATTGATGTACTCCACAGCTTCTCCGACCTTCTCTTTATGGATCAGCATAATGACATCGGCTGCATAGCTCTTAATCTCGTTCTGAGATTGTTCGTCTAGCGTATCGAATACCGACTTGGTAATAGGCTTGGCAGAACGAGGCTCATCAGCACCAGTTGTAGCGTCTAAGGCATCGTGTTCACAGATAGCCAAAGCCATGACCAACAAGTAACGAGTAATGTAGGTGATTGATGCTCCGAGGTTCTGGACTGGATGACAGCCTTTAAGTTCAGCCGTAGCCATAGGACAGGTGAACTTAGCATGACCACCATTCTCTGTATCGATGACGTACATAGTAGCCATAGTGTCGGAGAACTCTAGCGTATGTGCCAAACCTAGCTCAAAGAAGATGCTATTAACGGTAGGCAGGAAGTCTGATAGCTCGAAATACTTGTAGCCAGCAAACTTGTTATGTCCAGACTTCTTGAGTTCTACGTTCTGTAGCTTGACCCTAGCTGTCTGTAGCTTCTGGTACACGATCCATTGCTGATGTTCGTCTTGCTCTTGTTGCCGATTATCTGAGTTCATATTATTTATCCCTTAGCGAATTTCTTATTGAAGATGATATTGTGAGATTGTGGTTCCGTAGTAGTTTGTACTTTTGTAACCTCCTTCTGCTCTTTGCGAATACGATCGAAAGTCTTGCGAATGTTCGTCTTACCGGAAGGAACATATTTAAAGTTCTGGTCTAAGATTGATGGAAAAACCTTCTTCATGCAAAGCTGTCCATAAGTAACGCTAGGACAAACATACATGAAATTACAACACCTGCATGACGGTCGATAAAGTCTGCCAGCTTATCGTCTGGATTGAATAGTTTTCTCATTGGTTGCCTCTCTCTAGTTCGTCTACGAGTTGAATGACTGCATCAGGCGTATTCTGTAACGCTCTGTAAGCCATGAACACAATCTCTTTATCGGCATCTGAAGCTGATCGACGTTCTATCCTATCGATGAGTAAACGTAAGGAATAGACAATCTCAGCAAGCTGCCAGTTACTAATCTCTGCTCGACTAGGATTCATCTTCCCTCCCGATCTTTCATTTCTTGGTACAGCCAGTCTCCGCGATCACGTTCTAAGTCCTCAGCAGTCTCAACGTAATCAGGGAGTGTGGATTCTTTAACCAGTCTATTCACCATGCCTACCATGTGCCTACGAATCGCAGCTTGCAGTTGGGCAGGGTTGGACTGGAATACAGCACAGGTTTCTAAGAGTAGGCAAAGTTCCTCCTCTAGACGTTCCTCGCGTGATTCTTTTAATGTATCTTTATACATAGCAGTTAGCTCACCCGGAAACCCATCTTGAAGGGTACTGATGAGGAACTGCTCAAGCTCTTGTTTATCGTTCATATCGAATCTCCTAGTAATCCGCTAGTTGCGGTTTCGAAATACTAAACTGATTCAAGACTTGTGTGTAAAAACATTTCTATAGAGAACTGTATCGCTATAGAAACATTCTATTAGGAAAACAACATATTTCTGGCACAATCATGGTTAAGAAAAAAGAATTACCAAAAGAGCAACCTAAACAAGAAGTACAAAGATTTCTGCCTAAGACATCACCTAGAGGGCAACCGCTTGGACAGCAAAGATTCAAAACCCTTACGTCGAAAGTCCGATTCACATGGAACGGAAACGATTTATAACTTTAGTACTCGGCTTTGCTCTGTTTGCAAAAGAACAAGATCGTTAGCGCAGTTTAAGGATAGCGAGATTTGTAGGACTTGCGAACGTAGGAAGCCGAAGGTATAGTCAATGGGAATGGCTAGGGTAGCTCCTGAAAAGACGATTCATCACCGTCCTGCCAAATCCCACCCAATTTGTGATGAGCCTTCTGATGAGAGGTTGCTATGCATTTTTATCCACACCATATAGGTGATTTCCAGCGCGATACTGCGTCCTTGTCTGATTCGGACACGATGGCTTATTTACGCCTGATCTGGATGTATTACGACACAGAATTACCCTTACCAGCAGACGCTAAAAAACTTGCCTTTAAGATAGGTTCAAACCCTGATTCAGTTCAGATGATTCTGGATACTTTCTTTACGTTAGAAGGTGATGTTTACCGTCAGAAACGTTGCGATAGAGTATTAAATGAGATTTATGGCAAGTCAGAAAAGGCTAGGTTAGCTGCTTTAGCTAGATGGGCTAAAAATGCAGATGCAATGCAAACGCATAGCGAACGCAATGCAGACGCATCTAACAAAGATGCGAACGAATCAAAAATCGATGCCACCCATAACCCAATACCCATAACAAAAGAAAAAGAATATATAGATCGATTTGATGATTTCTGGAAACTCTATCCTAAGCGTCTAGCCAAAGAGGATGCTAGGAAAGCGTTTAAGAAACTTAAGATGAATGATGAGTTATTTGACAAGATTGCTAAAGCGATAAAAGACCAAGGATTAGCTACAGGCGACCTAAAGTTCGTTCCTTATCCTGCTACATGGCTTAACGGTAAGCGTTGGGAGGATGAGGTTAAGGTCACAAGTACACCGCATCAACCTTTTGCGAGGATACCTTTATGATCGGCGAATTTTTAAACAAGCTGGAGAAGGTTCAAGGCAAGCGTGGTCATTGGGTAGCCTGTTGTCCAGCGCATGAGGATAAGCGTCCAAGCCTAGCGATTACCGAGACTGATGACGGACGGATTTTGCTGAAGTGTTTTGCTGGTTGCTCGGCTTACGAAGTGGTTTCAGCAGTAGGCATGGACTTGACTGATCTGTTTCCTAAAGATCAATCTTTTATGCCTAGCGATACGAACAAACCAGTCCGTAGACCGTTCTATGCCACAGACCTAATGAAAATAATCCAATTTGAGGCGCTTATTACGTCGATAGCGGCGTTTGATATGGCTGAGGGTAGGCAAGTATCAGACGGTGATAAAAAACGGCTTAAAACGGCTTTTATGCGAATTAACGAAGCAGTAAGTTATTTATAGGAGGAAACATGAGGATGAAAGCATTTCCTACGTTGAAGGATAACGGTCACATAACGAGCCAAGATGGGATGGACTTGCGAGATTATTTTGCAGCCAAGGCTATGCAAGCCATCATTAGTAGTTCTCACCATAATGAGGATATTTACAAAGCTGTTTGTGCTTCATGGGCTTATGAAATTGCTGATGCCATGATGGAAGCGAGAAAAGATGACTGAATCCAAGCTGATTGAGTTAGGCTTCTCTGAAGTAACACCGGGGTTTTGGGTAGGTAGCGTATTTGCTTTGCATAAACTTTACGAACTAGGGAGACGAGATGAGTCTGGAGCAGAGAGCAGAACAGTTAGACGAAGCGAGACGGCTGAGGATTATCAAGTCTGATTCTATTGACGTAGAGAAATACCTTCACGCTAATGATGTAACGCTAAAGGTTAAACAGGCTAGAGACTTCCTCGATGATATTAAGGAAAGCTATCTAAGTACCGCTAGAGATACAAAAATTGTATTACCTTGGAGCAAGACTCACGATTCATTTGCGTTCAGACCGGGAGAGGTAACGGTTTACGCAGGTTCTAACGGTGGTGGTAAGTCGCTGTTGACCGGACAGATTGCTTTGCACCTAGTGAAGCAGAACCAGAAGGTCTGTATTGCCAGTTTCGAGATGAAGCCTGTCAAGACGATTGAGAGGATGCTTCGACAGTTTGCTGGTGAGTATGTGGATGATCCGTTATCGGCAGACCGTGAGGGTTAC